CAAATCAAAGACATGATCCTTGACATGTATCCACATTGAGTGATGAAAGCCCGGCCTAAGTGCCGGGCGATTGGAGTCAATCTTGAAAACAGATTCACGCTTAAAACGTGCTGGCGTCGAAGGCTATAACAAGCCCAAGCGCACTCCTAATCACCCAACGAAGTCTCACGTCGTTGTGGCGAAGTCTGGAGACCAAGTGAAAACTATTCGCTTTGGTCAGCAGGGGGTTAGCGGCTCACCGAAGCGTGAGGGTGAAAGCGCAGCAGACAAGGCGCGTCGAGAATCATTCAAAGCCAGACATTCTGAAAACATTGCCAAAGGCAAGATGAGTGCAGCTTTTTGGGCCAACAAGGTTAAGTGGTGAACTGAATGCAAATCCCAATCCTTAGCGGAATCTATTCAGACAACGGGCCAGACCTGCGCACGTCTTACCCTGTGAACCTTGTTCCTGTGCCGAAGAATAGCGGCATCGGTGCAGGATTCCTGCGGCCTGCTGATGGCATCGTGTCCAATGGAACAGGGCCTGGGGTTGATCGAGGTGGGATCAATTGGAGTGGCACATGCTATCGTGTCATGGGCACCAAGCTTGTGACCGTAGCCAGCAATGGGGCTGTGACCGTACTCGGCGACGTTGGAGGGCCTGTTGATAGCCTAGTCACGTTCGATTACAGCTTCGACCGACTGGCCATTGTATCAGGTGGCCGTTTGTATTATTGGAATGGAGCATTAACCCAAGTTACTGACCCAGACCTCGGCGTTGTTCTTGATGTCGTTTTCGTCGATGGCTACTTCATGACGACTGATGGCACAAGCCTGGTTGTCACGGAGCTGACTGACCCTACCCAGGTCAACCCGCTGAAATATGGATCATCTGAAGTAGATCCAGATCCATTGCTGGCCGTGTTGAAGCTGCGGAATGAGGTCTATGCGCTAAACCGTAACACCATTGAGGTGTTCGACAATGTCGGCGGTGACTTCTTTCCATTCTCTCGGATTGATGGCGCACAGATCACCAAGGGCGTTATCGGCACCCATGCGTGTTGTGTCTATCTTGAGATGATTGCGTTCCTTGGCAGTGGGCGTAACGAGGCTCCCGGCATCTATCTTGGAGCAAACGCACAAGCTCAGAAGATCAGCACTCAAGAGATTGACGATATTTTGCTGAACTACACTGAGGATCAATTGTCCAGGGTGAAACTAGAGGCTCGCAACGACAAAGCTCATCAGCAGCTATATATTCATCTGCCTGATCGAACGGTTGTCTACGATGGAGCTGCCTCGCAAGAGCTAGAGCAAGCCGTGTGGTTCACGCTGACAACCTCGACGAATGGGTTTAGCCAGTATCGGGCCAGAAACATGGTATGGGCCTATGATCGCTGGCTGGTAGGTGACCCTCAGTCATCAAGTGTTGGTTATCTTATCGACACCATTAGCACGCACTGGGGCCAGATTGTGCGGTGGGAGTTTGGTACCATGATCGTATACAACGAGAGCAACGGTGCAATATTTAACCGCCTCGAACTTGTCTCATTGCCTGGCCGTGTGGCTCTCGGTGCCAATCCAATCATCACAACGAGCTATTCGTTGGATGGGCTATCCTGGAGCCAGGATAGACAGATCAGAGTTGGCACCATCGGAGACACCAAGAAGCGGCTTGTGTGGTTCCAACAGGGCGCAATGAGGAGCTGGAGAATTCAGCGGTTCCGTGGCGACAGTCAAGCGCATGTCTCATTCGTGAGGCTTGAGGCTCAAATTGAAGGGCTGGTGAACTGATGGCAACGAAAAAGCTCGGTCTCACTCGCGATCAGCTTGCATCGTTTCTCAGTGATCATGAGAAGGTCAAGCAGTTTGAGAACCTTTTCAGAACGACAAATGAGCTAATAGACATCACAGATGGGACAGTTATTGAGGCTGGCGGAGCCTTGGCAAATGCAAATATTGCGCTTGATCTAGTTCAGAAGTTGGCTCAAGATTCTGCTATAGGTGCCGCTGTTGCTGACATCAAGGCGGAAGAAGCATTATCACAAATTGATAACCTACAGAAACAAACATCAATTGATTTAGCATTCATTGAGAACAAGGCAAATCACGTTTTAACTTTGCTTGACAAGGTTTCTAAGGATGTTGAGGGCCTGCAGATGATCCCGCCTCCACGGGAGTTCAAAAGATCCAGATATGGATCTTTCTACGACACAACGACTCAGACGGCTACGGTTATCAACACTGCAAAAGCAATCACATTTAACACAACCGATCTGAGTAGAGGGGTTTATATTGGATCCCCGACTTCGCGTGTTTATGTTGACACAGATGGAATCTACAATTTTCAGACAAGCATTCAGCTAGATTCAACAGTTGCTACAGCAGAAATTTTCTATTTGTGGTTTAGGCTCAATGGAGTTAATGTAACAAACTCGGCAAGTCAGGTACGAGTTCAAGGGAACAACGCCGAGATCTTTGTTGCGCTTAATTACTTTTTTGACCTGAAGGCCGGAGACTATGTGGAATTGATGTTTTCTGTCAGCAATCTAGGCGTTCAGTTATTGGCGTCTGGAGCTGTTGCTCCTCATCCTGGCATACCATCAATAATTCTCACCGTCTCAAACAACATCGGAGGTATTCAATAATGACAGTCACACCTAAAACTCTAGTAGCCCCCAAGCAGATGGAGGCTACCAACACAACGCAATACACAGCGACGCTTTGCAAGGCGCTGATCGACAAGGCGACCGTGACCAACACTGACACAGTTAACCGCTCATTCAGCGTCAACCTCATCCAGTCTGGCGGGTCTGCGACCAATGCAAACCTTATCATTGATGATCGAACCGTTGTGCCTGGCGAGACGTACAATTGCCCAGAGTTGATTGGTCACGAACTTGATCCTGGCGCATTCATCAGCACCATTGCCAGCGCAGCCACGGCACTCACTCTGCGCATTTCTGGGCGCGAGATCACTTAAAGGGAAGAACATGGAAGGCGCAAAGCTACCTAAAATTTTTGTCTCTCGCTTCGGAGGGCTTCCAGTTGAGGAACCATTCATCACTGCAGCAGAGAACAAAAAGAACACCAAGACGGTTATTGATGACTGGATGCTCGGGCCAGAAAAACCGACCAACGAGCGCGGAGCAAATAAGCCTTATTGGATGGCGCTGTCCAAGGCCATGCAGGTCGATGAGGCTGAAGCCCGTCGGCGCAGGTGTTCGAATTGCGAATACTACGATAATTCTGTCATGACCCAGGTGAAGATGGATCGCATTCCATGGAACGAATGGGATGTTGATGCGGGCTTCCGTGGCTACTGTGACAAGTTCGACTTTATATGTCACGATTTGCGCTCATGCCAAGCATGGGAAGAACGAGAGCAAGAGGAAGATTGATAAATGAGCGCCATTCAATCGCTGCATGACAACCTGACCAAGGCGTTTGGGTTGCCATCGTCTGCCGTTGAATGGCTGCTTATGATCTATCAAGCTATCCAGGTTTTTGATGACGTTGCAGACGGCGACGAAGTGACGCGCCATGAGCTTGATAAGACCATCTGGAATATGCTTGTTGCAATGCACCAGAACAAGTTTTGGCGACTGAATCAGGATGCATTGTCCCCACTGCTGGCTACGATGGTCCTCAAGTGGCAGGCTTCAGACATCGCAGAGCGATCAGGCAAAGCCGATGAAAAGTCTTTCGTTTGGCGCGCTGGTTACTATGATTTGGTTCTTGCTGTCGTCCAGATTTTCCACGGGCCAGAGATTGCTATAAAAATGGCACCATCCGTGATGGACCTGTACGGCGAAAAATTCGAAGATTACATGAGGGAATTTAAAAATGCCTGATCCAATATCCGGGTTGGTAGTAGGTGGGAGCACATTGCTTGGCGGAGCGATGCAGGCTAGGGCAGCGGAAAAAGGAGCTGAGGCTCAATCAGCGGCTTCGATGGCTGGCATTGAAGAACAGCAGCGCCAATTCGACAAGCTTCAAGAGCTGCTCAAACCATACGTCGAGGCTGGTCTTCCAGCAATGCAAGCGCAGCGAGCGATGTTAGGACTCACTACTCCTGAAGAACAGGCCGCTCAAATTGCCCAGGTGCAAGGCTCGCCCATGTTCCAGGAATTGACCAGGCAGGGTGAGGAAGCATTGCTAGCGAGGGCCTCGGCCACTGGCGGATTGCGTGGTGGTGACATCCAAGGCGCATTGGCTCAGTTCAGGCCGCAGATGCTTGCACAGCAGCTCGAGGATCGTTATTCAAAGCTTGGTGGCTTCACGGCATTGGGGCAGCAATCTGCTGCTGGTGTAGGCACTGCTGGAATGCGTACTGGTGAAAGCATCGCCGGCCTATTGGCACAACAGGGCGCGGCCCAGGCTGGTGCGGAGCTTGGAAAAGCACAAGCTTACTCTGGCTTACTTAATTTGCCTATGCAGTTTGCAGGGATGCACTTTGGATCTAAAGCCATGGGCGGGAAGGGAATTTTCTGATGGTTCAGCCAATTGATTACAGGATCAACGTCCAGAGTCCGTTTGAGGCTGCGCTTGGCGGGTTCAAGGTCGGCGCTGGCATGGCAGAGATGCAGCAGCAGCGAGAACTCGCAAGGCAAAAACTTCAACAGCAACAGATTGCAGCACAAGAGGCAGCAAGAAATAAAGGATATTTGACTCTTGCGGCTCAATCTCTTGCAGCAATTGATTCAGGAAATCCAGATGCTGCCGTCAACCTCATGCAAGGCAGGATTGATGCAGCACGCAATTCTGGAGACGAGGAACAGGCAAATGCACTTGATACATGGTTGCAACTTGTTAAGTTCAATCCTCAATCGGCGTCGTCAGTTATCAACAGGCTTGTGATGAATACGCCTGGCGGAAAAGAAATGCTTGACGCTGCTAAGGTGGCAGGTCAAGAACAAAGAGAAGCTGCTTTGCATCCTTCTGCACTTGTTGAGGCGCGTGCAAAAGCAGACCTAGCCATAGCAGATGCTAAGTCAGCACAAGCTACCGCCAGAAATGCAGAAGAAAAAGCGGCTGCTGATACGGCTCTGGCGCGCGCTAACGCTGATAAGGCAAAGATTGAGGCAAAGTATGCGGAACAGATTGCTCAGGCTGATATTAAAAAGAAGGCTGCCGACCTTGGCCTAACACAGGCACAAACAAAGCAGGCATTAGCAGCCACAAATAAGCTTGGAGCTGAAAGCCAAAAAGTCGCACTTGAATTGAAGGCTCTTCAAGCCTCTGGCGGAGTTGACCCAACAAAGAAGTTTGAGTTAGAAGATAAACTTCGAAAAGAATACCTTACGCAGACAAAACCTTACCAAGAAGTAAAGTCTGCTTATGGACGCGTGCTGTCTTCTCAAAACACAGCGGTTGGTGATATATCTTTGATATTCGGCTACATGAAGATGCTAGATCCTGGTTCTGTTGTGCGAGAGGGTGAATTTGCGACGGCGCAAAACGCAGCAGGCGTGCCTGACAGGATTACAAATCTCTACAACAAAGTTATAAGCGGTCAACGTCTCAACCCATCTCAGCGCGATTCATTCAAGGGGCAGGCAAAAGGCCTGTATGACAGCGCGCTTGAAGGTGAGAAAACAGTTCGCACAGGATTGGAGCGCATCTCCAAAGACTACGGTTTGAAGACTGAAAATATTTTTTATTCTCCAACCGAGAAAGCGCCAACTGCGCAAGACGCGCAGCCCCCTGCAAATCCTCAACGCAATGTGCAAGTGAGCTACTGATATGGCCTACTCGATCACAACCAAAGATGGTATTACCATCAGCGACATTCCTGATGATGTCTCTCCTGACTCTCCAGAACTAAAGGCAAAAGTTGCTGCAATTCGTGCAGGTGGTGGGGCTGCTGCGCTTGAGGCTCCGGCAACTGCTACACAAGCTCCAGCATCCCAAAAGCAGGGGGTTTTTGAGTCAATTGGGGAAGCCATAACTGGTTCCAGAAGAACCACAGAAGAAAGCAAGACATTGCCTGAGTGGACTGGGATGCCTGAACTCAATCAAATGAGCATGGCATCATTCAAGTCTGCATTGGGAACACTTGTGTCTAATCCTGCTGAAACAGTGCAGATCATGAAAGCAAACTTCCCGAA